TTGACGCCCTCATCTTCCCGACGATATCCTCCAATTGTTGCCTTTTGCAACTCCAAATTGGAGGTTAAACGTGGCTCTAGAAGACGATGTGAAAGCACTTGTTACCGCTCTCGCAAATCTGACTGCCAAACTGCCCGCAATGGGCGCATCTACCGCCCCGTCTACCACTACCACCACGGCTACTCGCGGACCTGGGCGGCCGAGAAAAGTGACTTTTGACGAGGTCAAGGTCGTCGCGAAGAAGTTGCAGGATGAGAAGGGTAACCCGGTTGCCCGCAAGCTGATCGCAACTCACGTCGGGACCGAGGGAGCCAAGCTCGTGGAGATGGACGAAAGCAAGTACGCGGGTTTTATCGCTGATGCTGAACTGCTCCTCGCTCAAGCGCCGGTTGCCGAACAAGCTGACGCTGACCTGTAGCAGAGGAGGCCGGCGGAATGACTTCAGTATTTCGTCCCAGTTATTCCGCCACCTCTTTGTTTTGTGCCGGTTCCCTCCTCCCTTCTATGACCGCAGACGATAAGGCGGGATACGAGGCGGCCGAGGGTACGGTCTTCCATGAACTGATTTCTGAATGGCAACTACGCGGGCGACCCGATCACTGGATGGGGCAAACCAGGGAGATTGATGGTCATACCGTCGAGATAGTCGAGGAGATGTACGTCCATGCGGAGGAGTGTCTATCTCGCGTTCACGGTATACCCGGTGACCGGTACGTTGAGACACGGGTCGATCTGAGTTCGATAACACCTATCCCCGGTCAGGGCGGCACTTGTGACCTAGCGTTATGTCAACAGGGTGTACTCGATATAACTGATTGGAAATACGGTAAAGGTGTGCAGGTTTTCGCGCATAAGAACACGCAATTGATGTTGTACGCTCTTGGTTTCTATGTTGAATTCAACCAGATTTATGACTTTCAGACAATCCGGATGCGGGTCGCGCAGCCGCGTCTCAATCACTGGGATCTCTATGAGGTCACCCCGGACGAATTGCTGGAGTTCTCTGAGTGGGCACGTGAGCGGTGGGCGCTTGCATGGCTTCCGGACTCGCCACGTAGCCCAAGTCCCAAGGCTTGCCAGTGGTGCAAGATCCGCCTGACGTGTCCCGCATTGGAGGTCGCGCGTCAGGCACTGGTCGATCTGTCATTTGAGGCGTTGGACGTGGACCCACAACAACCCGTGGAACCCGTGGACCCGCAGATAACCCCGCCGGCTGAGTTGAGCACCGTCCAACTCGCCGCGATCTACCGATACCGGAAGCTCATGGAAAGTTGGTTTGCCGATATCGGTGACGAGTTGATTGCCCGTGGGCTGAGCGGCGAAGACCTGGGCGGCTGGTGGAAGGTTGTTGAGGGGCGACCGGGTAATCGTCGTTGGATTGACGAGGACGCGGCTGTCCGGGCTTTTAATAAACTGGGCGTGGACCCGTATGAACAGAAAATCCGTTCGCCGGCTCAAATTGAAAAGCTAGTTCGTGCGGCTGGCGTGCGTAATCCCGTAGCAACGCAGTACGTGAACCTGTTTACCGATCGTACTCCCGGCAAGCCCGCTCTTGTGCCGATTGGCGATGCTCGCGCTGATCTCCAGGCAGCCGTGGAGGACAGTTTCGATGGCTAGTGTCAAGGAGCAACAAGGAGGGCTTCGTAATACGGAGTAAACCGCGTGAACCGGTGAAGGGGGTGATGGGCAATGTCAGACGTAATCGAACGTAAGGTCGTCAAGGAAGAGAGTCACGTAATTACTTATTCGGATTCCACGATCTTGGTCAAAGAGGTGCGGCTTTCCTACCCGCATTTTGATAAGCCGTGGGCACTTGGTGGGGACAAACCGAAATACAGCATGACGGGGTTGATGCCGAAAACCCCGGCTTACGCCAAGTCGAAAGCGTTACTCGACGCCGTGATCCAGAAAGTCGCGGCGGATAAGCAGAATCCGAGTTTGCCCGCCAGCCAGCGCTTTGTTCGTGACGGTGACGAGACGGACAAACGCAGTTTTAAGGGGCACTGGACGATTAATGCCAGTGAGGAGACGCGCCCTGGTCTGCGTGGGCGGGGTGTTGATCGGGTTACCGGTCGCGCCAGGATCATTCCCCCTGAAGAAGCGGTGGAGGTGTTCTACCCCGGCTGTTGGGTAAACATGCTGATCAAGCCGTGGTGGCAATCCAACACATACGGGAAGCGGGTCAACGCCAACTTGGTCGCGGTACAGTTTGTGCGCGACGACACGAAGATCGTTGGCGAGGGTCGTATCGGGGATGACGCGATCGATGACTCGTTTGGCGTCCTGCCTGACGACCAGAGCGGCTTTGAAGACGACGAACTGTAGGTAGGGTGGGGCATGGGAGGTTTGGGGGCACTACCTCCCCTGCCCTTCGCGGTGAACCGTGTGGCAACCGAGCGGTCCCTACAATATCGGTTGCACTTCCGGGGGCTATATGCGCGATACGCTGCACCTTGATTACGAAACAGCCTGCGATCTTGACCTACGAAAGGTCGGGCTGGATAGGTACAGCGCCGATCCTAGCTGCCGTGTCCACATGGCGGCGTACCGGATAGGTGACGGTCCCCTTGAACACTGGGAAGCGCATCTTGCTCCTTTTCCGGCACAGTTAAAAGAAGCATTACTCGATCCCGAGGTCCAGAAGTGGGCGTTTAATGCCCAGTTCGAGCGGGTGATTACCCGCCGGGTCTTACGGATCGCCACTCCACACCGCAATTGGCGTTGCACCATGTGCCTCGCCTACATGCAGTCTTTCACCGGAGGGCTTGCGGATATAGGGAAGCAGGTTGGGCTACCCCTGGACAGCCAGAAACTGAAGACGGGGTCTGACCTGATCCGGATCTTTTGTATGCCGCAGAAGTTGTCCCGTAACTTCACTAGCGAGTGGCGGAACTGGGTCACTGACCCTCACCTCTGGGAGGAATTCTGCGAATACAACAAGCAGGACGTATTGACCGAGGAAGCGGTCAAGCGACGGCTCATCCGGTATCCGGTTCCCGAGGATGAATGGGACTTCTACGAGCTAGATCAGATCATCAACGATCGCGGCATCCCGTTGGATTGGCTGTTTGTCGAGAACGTGATCCGGCTGTCCGACTACCGGAAGGGGGAGTTACTGGATGAGATGTCCGCGATTACGGGACTCCACAACCCCGGTTCCGTATCCCAGCTTCTCCCGTGGGTCCGACACCACGGTTACCCACACCCCACTCTTCAGAAAGAGTCCATCGAGAAAGCGCTTGCCCAGCATCGGCATGAGGGCGGGTTATTGGTGGACGAGTGCGCTCGCGTCCTTGAGATGAGGTTACTGGTCAGCAAGACCAGCATCAGTAAAGCCGATACCGCGCGGCGTATGGCGGGACCGGGTGGCCGGGTACGGTTCATGTATCAGTTTGCCGGTGCGTCCCGTACCGGCCGTTTCGCCGGCCGCCACGTGCAGCCGCAGAACATGATTCGTACCCCGAAGATGTTCGACCCGGAAGATAACCACGACAAACTTCAGATGGCGACTGACCTGATCCGCCAGGGTGATTACGCGGAGTTCGACCTGTTTGTGCGTGAACCGATGGCAGCCTTTACTGGGGCGATGCGCTCGATGTTTCGCGCTCCGGAGGGTTACCAATTCCTTGTGTGCGATTACTCGTCGGTGGAGTCGGCCGGTCTTGGCTGGGTGTCGCAGTGCCCCAGATTGTTGAACGTCTTTAGGGAGAAGCGCGACCCGTACAAGGATTTCGGCACCCTTTTTTACGAAAAACCGTATGACCAGATCACGCGGGCAGAACGGAACATCTGTAAGCCGCCCACCTTGGGCTGCGGCTACCGGCTGTCGGCCGGCACCATAACGGAAGGCACCAAGACGGGGTTACTCCGATACGCCGAGGGTATGGGTATCGAGATGAGTGAGGAGCAGGCTGAGAGGGCCGTCAGCGTGTTCCGCTCCGGTTATCCCGAGATCCCGCAGTTCTGGTACGGCTGCGAGGATGCCATTAAGCGGGTGATACGGACGCAGCGTCCGTTCGATTTCGGCTACGTCCAGTTTGATTACCGTAAACCCTATCTCACGATCCGCCTCCCCAGTGGGCGGTACATCTATTACTACCGGCCGCAATTGCGGATGAAGGAGTTCAAGTTCAAGCGGAAACGTGGGTCTGTAGGCTGGACCGGTGCGGTTGACGAGATCGAGGTGATCAAGCGGCTGGTCTTCAGCTACATGGGCCGCAAGCAAGGGACGACGAAGTGGGAGTTGGTTGATGCCCACGGTGGGGTGACCACGGAAAACATTGTACAAGCGCTGACCCGTGACATCTTGAAGGTGGGTCTACAGCGGCTGCATGAGGCTGGTTTCCGGGTTGTCGGTCATTCCCATGACGAGGCAATCGCCATCGCGCCGGTCGGCGACAATTACTACACCTTGGAGCGGATGCGACAGTTGATGAGCGCACCGATTTCCTGGGCACCGGGCTTCCCGCTCAATGCGACTGCTTGGTCCGGTGCGTTTTATCGGAAGTGAGGAAACCATGATCACAGGTGACGCCGGGAGACGGCTGGAAGCGGCAAAGATCTACGGGTTTAGTGAGATGCCGGATACCGCGACACTGTCGCTGCGGCAGTTACAGATTATCGAGGATATCGCTCGCGCACTGGGTAAGCGTGACAAGGTCATCGCTACACTCGAAGCGGAGTTGAGGCATGCGACAGCCAGGGATTAGCGGCTTTACGCTGTTCGAGCACCCTGGCAAGGGGTGGCAGATGTCGGTGCGGCGTGACGGTGAAACCGGGTGGGACGTGTCGATTATCCCGGCGGAGCAGGCAGCGGTAGTCCTCTCGATGCTGGAAGCTAGCGGTCACCCGGACGGTCCTTGGAAGGTGATGCAAGGCAACCTTCAGGAGGAGGTCTGGTACTTGACCATAGGGCTTCGCCAGTTGGCTAAAACGATCGAGGGCATGGCAGACGCCTTATGACCGCTTCGCCTTTCCACGGGCTTCGGCATGGGGGATATGGGGCTATCGCTGCCGATCCGCCCTGGTCCTTCCGGACCTATGGTGGCGATGATACGACGCCGCACCGTACCGCCGTCGAGCCTTACCCGGTGATGTCGATTGACGATATCGCGGCTTTACCTGTGGGCGATTTGGCGGGACGCGATTGCGCTCTCTTCCTGTGGGTAGTCGATCCGCTGTTGGACGTGTGCATCCACATCGGTAAGGAGTGGGGGTTTGCCTATAAGACCCGAGCGTTCGAGTGGGACAAATCGACAATCGGGATGGGGTATTGGACCCGCAAGGAAGGCGAATCCTGTCTCCTTTTCACCAAGGGTTCGCCCCGCCGGCTGGACAAGGGGGTGCGCCAGTTCATCCGCGAACCCAGGCGTAGGCACAGCCGTAAGCCGGATGAAGTGTACCGGCGGATCGAACGGCTGGTAGCTGGTCCCTACGTTGAATTGTTCGCGACTCAGCGTTGGGAAAATTGGGATGGCTGGGGCCGAGATTATCCGGCGGAAATCAGCTTGTCGAGTGCGATCCAGGGGCTGGCTAGGCGGATAGAGGCGTTGGGGTGATGACCGGACGACACGGCGGAGATCAGGGCGGAAGACCCCCTGTGCATGGGCTGTCTAAGCACCCGATGCATGCTGTTTGGTCATCTATGCTCGCACGTTGCTATCGGCAGTCTCACTATGCGTTTAAGGATTACGGTGCGCGTGGCATAGATGTTTGTGCAGATTGGGGTGATTTTGAAACTTTCTTTCGCGATATGCGTCCAACGTACAAAAAAGGGCTTACCCTAGAGCGTAAAGACAACACTCTTGGTTATAGCAAAGAAAATTGCGAATGGGCATCTTGGAAGGTTCAGGCTAGAAATAGACGTAACAATCGTTACGTGGATACACCGATTGGCTTGATGTTGCTCTCCGAGGCGGCAGAATATAGCTCTCTTTTAGCCGCCACTATTAAATATCGAGCGGATGTAGGATGGCCTGCGGCGCGGCTGTTTGATCCTCCCGATAGAGGGAGGCATCATTATGAACCGTAGACAACTTGAAAGTGACATTGAGCGCCGGCATCGCCAGGAAGCGACGATTGCTGGCTGGTTTGTTGAAAAAATTATGGCTTGCGCTCGCAATGGCTTTCCGGATCGGTTCTACGCGAAGGAGGGTCGGGTAGTCCTGATCGAGTGGAAGCGAGTGGGGCAACGACTGACACCGCAACAGCGGCTTCGTCACGATGAACTGCGGGATGCTGGAGTGGAGGTGTACGTCTGCTATTCGATCGCTGAAGCAAACCAGATCCTGGGGCTATGACATATCTAGAGGAAGCCTTTGCCCAGGTGCGCTACACCGAGGACGACTTACGGCCGGAACAGCGTGAGGCGATCGAGTTTGTTAAATCGACGCCATTCAGTGCCCTGTACCTCGATGTCGGCACCGGCAAGACCGTCATCATCTTGTCCTTGATCGATTGGCTGTGGCTGCACGGCTACTACGGGAAAGTCTTAATCATCGCCCCGATCCGGGTGGCGACTCGCGTCTGGCCGTTCGAACCGGGGCAGTGGTCGCACCTCGCGTATATGTCTACTAAGGTCATCCGGATTGAGGATGATGATCCCAGACTGACCGGTCGCGGACCAGCCCGCACTGCCGTAAAGCATAAGCTGCGGGAAGCTCTTCTCGATAGCCCCGACCAGATTCACATCATCAATCAGGAAGCGGTGGACTGGCTTGTCGAGGTTTGCGCGAAGCGGAAGTCATGGCCGTACCGGGTGGTGATATTTGACGAGTCCAGCCGGTTGCGTGATCACCGGAGTGTCACGTTCCGTGCGCTTCACCGGGTACTCCCACACATCACCCGGTTTCACCAACTGACGGCTACACCGGCATCCCAGACGTACATGCACCTGTTCAGCCAGATCTACTTGCTGGATAAGGGTGAGCGCTTCGGCCGGCACATCACGCCATTTCGCGAAAGGTATTTCATTTACAACCATTGGGCCAGGACGTGGAAGATTCGCGAAGGGGCGGCCCAGGAGATCGAGCGGAAGATCGCCGATATCTGTCTGGTGAAGCGCCGGGAGCGCGATTTCCAGATTAACGTTCGCCGGGTTCAGCTACCCCCACAAATCATGGCCGACTACCACCAGTTCGAACAAGATCTGGTGTTGGACCTGGGGGACAAGGTTATCGACGGGGTTAACGGCGCCGTCTTGTGCGCGAAGTTGCTGCAATACGCTAGTGGTGCCGTGTACGACGACATGCGAGTCGTTCACGCGATTCACGACGAGAAGATCGAGGAGTTGAAGTCGATCGTGGACGAGACGCTCGATCAGCCCTTGATGGTTGCCTACTGGTTCAAGCACACCCTTGCCCGGTTGAAGCAGGCGTTCCCGCAGGCAGTGGTGATGGATCGCGAAGGTAAGATGGAGGCCGAGTGGAATAAGCGAAAACACAAGATGATGCTGGTGCATCCGCAGAGCGTGGGGCATGGCATGAACCTGCAATGGGGCGGGCATCATCTGGTGATTTTCGATTTGTTCTACTCATTGGAGTTGTTCACGCAGTTGATTGGTCGGCTTGATCGACCAGGGCAGACGAATACTGTCATGGTTCACTTGTTATCGGTTGTGAACTCCATCGATCAGGTAGTAGCATTCAACCTTCAGCGACTTCGCAATGCTGAAGAATCCATGTTCCAGCGATTACAGCAAATCCGGGGGAAAGTTAATGGCTGAGCACTATGGTCCGCGTACTGCATTCGGTCAGCTTCTCCACGCCACGAAGTACCGGGCGAAGGAGGAAAGGTTTGACGATTATTGTGTTCGATGGTCAAGATCTACAACAGATAACGATAAAGATTTCCGGCGGGCGTTACGATACACACGTGATCAGTCATTGCTGCCAGCCGGCAGGCAACAGCATTCAATGGGACGACCGTATCTGACCACCGCTTATAACTGTTTCGTCGGTGGTCTGATCCCCGATTCTTATGAGGGCATCCTTGAGGCGCTGAAATTAGGTGGAATGACGCTTCGCACGGGCGGCGGCGTTGGCTGGAACTTCGATACGTTGCGCCCCGAGGGCGAACCGATCCGGGGACTTGGGGAAGGCAGCTTCTCCAGTGGGCCGATCTCCTTCATGAAGATCTGGGACGCCAATTGCGAGACAATCCTGACGGCCGGTCATCGACGTGGAGCGATGATGGCGACGTTCTCGGTACACCATCCCGACATCATGAAGTTCATCAGTGCAAAGCGCGGCACCGGGATGCTGCGGAACTTCAACATTAGCGTGACGGTGACAGACGAGTTCATGGAAGCCCTGGAAAAAGATGGGCTGTACCAACTCAGGTTTGGAGATACGAAATTTGGGGCTGCCCGCGCCGTAGACGTGTGGGCCAAGATTATGGAGTCGAATTGGGATTGGGCGGAACCGGGGATATTGTTTATTGACCGGATTAACGCTCGAAACCCGCTTTATTACTGCGAGAAGATCTACGCTACCAATCCCTGCGCCGAACAGCCCTTACCTCCAAACGGTGCGTGCCTACTTGGTAGCTTGAATATCGTCAAGGTGCTGACGCCATCACGAGTTGGCAACGTGGTCGAGTTGACCCGGTCGGAAGGATACGGTGTGTCGGTAGACCATCGGATCGTTGATCCTCGTTCTTCAAAGTACGACATCGATTGGGAGTTATTGGACGATTTGGTCGATACAGCGGTTCGATGCTTCGATACCGTGCCAGAGCGCACCGTCTTCCCACTAGACGCTCAGCGTGAGGAAGCCTTGGCGAAGCGCCGGATGGGTATAGGTGTGACCGGCATGGCGAACGCGATCGAGGTCATCGGGCACCGCTACGGCTCACCTGGGTACATCGCGATGCAGGATCAGATCCTCTGGCGGATCGCGCTTCAGTCGTATCGGACTAGCATTGAACTGGCGAAGGAGAAGGGGAGCTTCCCCCTGTTCGACGCTGACAAGTATCTCGATGGCTGGTTCGTCCAGAACTCGCTGACCGATGAGATCCGCGACGGTATTCGGCGGCACGGGTTACGGAACGGGTTGTTGCTGTCGATCGCCCCAACCGGGACGATCTCGATGACCGCTGATAACCTGTCATCTGGGATCGAGCCGCCATACGCGGTAGAGGGTAAGTATACGATCGTCATGCCGGATGGAAAGCAGGTTTTCGATACGGTCGATCATGCCTATGAGTTCTTCGGAGTCCGATGCCAAACTGCCAACGAGACAACGGCCGAGCAACACATAGATGTGTTGTGTGCGGCTCAGCGTTGGGTGGATAGCTCGATCAGCAAGACGTGCAACGTTCAGGGGCAAGTGGCAGGGGTGGGACCGGGCGTCCCGTTTAACGACTTCAAGGAACTCTACATGCGTGCCTACGAGGGTGGGGCGAAGGGATGTACCACCTTCAATATAAACGGTAAGCTCCAGGGCGTTCGTGAGGTGGTGGAACCGGTAACCGAAGGGGCAGCGTGCGTGATGGACGGCACAACCGGCTTGAGGTCGTGTGATGTCTGATCCCAATTTTCGGGTAATACCCGATATTCTCGCTCAAAATCGTTTTAGTGCGGCGCGTCGAGAGATCGAGCGACAACCGTGCTTATATCCCCTGCGCCCGGTTGTCTGGACGACAGCAGAGGAGATGGATCGGGACCGGAATAAACGCTGGCGGGATATGGGTAACGGGGTGTTCTGGATGGTCGGGGAAAGGGACAATGGCGACGGGTGCGAAGCCGATTAGCGAGAGGGTTAACCTCGATACCGAATCTCGCGCAATCATCTACCAGGGCGCGTCGGTAAACCAACTCGGCGAGATTTTCAGGATGAAGACTCCTGATATCGCACGGAGACTTGGCGACCTTCAACCGGTTGGCGTTGGCCGACAGAACAACCCGTTATACGAATTGCGCGAGGCTGCTCGCCGGTTGATCCCTATGCCGATCACCCCGGAGATGATCGACTCGTATATGCGGCGGGTGAACGGCCGGGATTTGCCGCCGATCCTGAACAAATTGTACTGGGAAGGGAAGCTCTCGCGGGACCGGTATCTCGAACGGGCGAACGAGCTATGGTTCACGGAGGATGTTAACCGGGTTGCGTCTGAGTCTTTTCAATCGCTCCGGATGAGTATAATGCTTATTCCGGATGTTCTTCGCGAGGAAGGCGATTTCAACGAACGCCAGTTTAAGGTGGTGCAGCGGATCGTTGACGACGCATTAGAGGCTGCCCGTGTTCGACTCGTTACCGATCTCCGAAAACCGGATCAGGCTGGACCCGGACTTACTGACGAAGACGGGGCGCTATAGGTCCGTCGCTGACATCTTTATCGATGCCGCCCAGATTTTCCGGAAGCCGAACAGGCTATCGGTCACCGATGTAGCCGAGAAGTACGTGATGATTAAGCGGCTGGGCGCTAGGTCTGAGCCGTGGAATCGTGAGCGCACCCCGTACATGGTGGAGCCACAAAACTTACTTTCGAGCCGCGAATTGTCGGCGGTGGTCTTTGTCGGTCCCTCGCAAGCGGGGAAAACCGAGTCCCTGGTTATGAATTTTATTGCCTACTCGGCGATCCAAGACCCGATGGATATGATCCTGTTTAACCCCACTCAGCAGGCCGCAAGAGACTTTAGCGTGCGACGTATCGATCGGCTCAATTTCAATTCGCCGCAGATGAAAGCGCGGCTGCTGCGAAGCAGGAGCGGCGATAACAAACAGGTCAAGCTCTACTCCTCCGGAATGATCCTGTCGCTCTCCTGGCCTACGGTGAGTGAAATGGCCGGCAAGCCCGCCGGCCGGATTGCGCTGACCGATTACGACCGGATGGAGGACAATGTCGGTGACGAAGGGTCACCGTTTGACTTGGCGTACATGAGGACGACCACTTTCGGTTCCCTTGCCATGACAGTGGCCGAGTCGTCCCCGTCCAGGCCGGTGACGGACCCCAGGTGGCTCGCTAGTACCCCGCACGAAGCACCCCCCACCACGGGCATCCTAGCGCTCTACAACCGTGGTGACCGGAGACGCTGGTATTGGCACTGCCTGCGCTGCACCGAGTATTTCGAGGGGCGGTTTACGCACCTCAAATGGGATGACCGGGAAAACGCTTTAGATGCGGCTGACACCGTCCGGATGATCTGCCCGAATTGCGGGCACGCCTTGCGCCCTGGCGACCGTACTGACATGCAGGAATATGGTACGTGGCTCAAGGACGGGCAGTCGCTCGACAAACAGGGGAACGTGGTTGGCACTGCGCCGCGCACCCACATCGCGAGCTTCTGGTTAAACGGTGTCGCTGCTGGGTTTCAGAGTTGGCCGCAGCTTGTGGCCAAGTACCTCAACGCCAGACGTGAGTTCGAGGCAACGGGGTCCGAGGAGGCTCTGAAGCAGTTTTACAATAACGATCTGGGTGAACCGTATCGGTCCAAGGCCGAGGAGTTAATGCGGTTGCCGGAAATTCTGCAAGCACGGGCGGAGCCTATGTCGCAGATTCCCGAGAGCGTCCGGTTCTTGGTGGCGGCGGTTGATGTACAGAAGAACGCATTCGTTGTTCAGGTTCATGGTATCGGCCCTGGTGTCCCTTATGACGTAACTATCGTTGACCGCTTTAGCCTTATGAAATCCAACCGGTACGACAACGATGGTGACCGATTGTGGGTTAAACCGGGAACGTTTCAGGAGGATTGCGGCGGGGAGCGATTTACGAAGGGCTGCTCGAACTCGGGCTTGATCTGGATACAGCCAAACTGGGTTTATGGGACAACGGTCTGGTGCATGCCTCGAGTATCTATCCGCACGGATCGGGATTATCGGAGAAGTACGTCGGCGACTTAATGGCGTTGAGCAATATCGACGCGTACGATTCGATCCGTTTGTATGACTTTTGGTTTCAACAGACTTTTTGGGATGGGAAGTTTTCCCTGCGGGTGGGTCAATTGCTGGCCGACGAGGAGTTCGCGTTGACAGATAGCCAGGAGAATTACATTCACAGTTCGTTCGGCTGGCCGGCTTTCATTTCGGCCAACACGATAAACACAGGGCCAGCGTTTTTCGTGGCAGCGCCGGGACTCCGATTGCGGGTGGAACCGAACGAGAATCTTTATGTCCAAACAGCAGTTTACGATGGGGATTCCTTCGACAGTCCCACCGGCGATCCGCATGTGAACTCAAGTGGAACGCATTTTCATCTGAGCGAAGAGCAAGGTCTGTTTTGGTTGTCGGAATTTGGATATCGATTG